GTCCATGTCAGGCCGTGCGTGGCGCTGCCACTCCCTGTCAGGTAGAAGTTCCCGTTGTAGGACATGAAGGTGCGCCACGCTGCGTTAGTACCGGACGGGGGGTCGGCATCGTAGTACCCCATGTGGGTGTTACTCAGGTAGAGACCCGAGGAAGTCGGGGTAATCGCCATCAGTGGGAAGCCCAAACCAGAGGGGCCGAAGCCATACTCGGTGGGGTTGGGATCACCTATGTCAGCACGCACCGGGTTGTAGGTGGTGTTCAGCCAGTAGACGCTGGTGTAGTCCTCGTCTTCACGGCAGACCACGATGGAGGACCCCACGTTGGGTACCACCCAGTCGTTCTCAAAGGGGTGGGCCTCCCTACCGAAGTAGGAGATAGGGACCGTGGAGTTGAGTCCCGTCACCGACGGGATGATGACCTGAATCTCTCCCGTGGCGGTGCTGGAGTACTGGACTAGGGCCCGATGAATCTGTGACTCGGAGGTGTATAGAGCATCAGTTTGATGAGTAGACATGAGCCCTCCTCAACGATGACCGCCACGTACCTGACTGGAGCCTGCCTTCAGGAGCGACATCATAAGCGAACATCGGCGCCTGTCCACGGTAGTCGTCTCCCTGTGTGCGGCGCCCAATACCGAACTCGGTAATGAAATGACCTCGATTAAACTTCATGTTTAGTTCCCGCACCAGCCAGACTCCGTCGAACTTGGAAGCAAACCCGGCGAGCCTGACAACACTACCGGGAATGGGCCCCGCTACTCCGGTCGTGGACACCTTGGCAACATACGCATCAGAGTAGGCCCTAGTAGCCGACAACTTACGGCGAGCATCCTTCATGGAGATAGCCTCCACGGGAAGGACATCTACAGTGCCCGTGGTTACTGGGGCCCCATAGGCTGCTGCCCCTACCAAGAGGTCACTGGACTTGGCCGTGAGGAGGGCACCAGTGTCGTCCAGTATGCTTATTTGTTCGGGATTTACATCACCGTAGGCATGGGACGTGCCCAAAGCAGCATCAAACTCCAAGATGCGCCCCATCAGGCTATCATGGCCCACCGGGTCGGCCACTGTGGACAGACGCGCAGACGGTGCCCCATAACGGATGGCCTGCATCGGATCATGTACGTGAATCTCAGTCCCATGGACATTGACAGCGAGGCCGGAGTATCGACAGGCCCGCACCAGTATCTCCCAGTCAGACGTTCCCCTCTGGACCAAGCGTGGAATCGTTGGCGTCGAATCTGGGCAGGAATACGAGAGGTTGTAAGCAATAGACAGGTCGCTCACCATCTGGGACACCCTGAAGTCATTCCAGACCCTGTTCTTCTTACCCCTCATAACCGAACTGGCACCTAAACAGTACAGATGGGCCTCCTGAAAGAGGCTGCCGTTAACCCGACCGCTGGTAACCTTGTGTGAGGGCTTTACGTGATTGACGTACCCGCAGAAGGTGAAGCCCTCACTATACGAGACCCCGATCTTTATCTTGACTGGACGATCAACGTAGTCTGTGATCGACAACGGAGAGATGCCCGCCAAAACCAGCGTGGCGAGGTCGTGTTCGTTTTCCCTGAGGTCTATATCTACCCGCTCCACAGTGGTGTAGTCCACGGCCACGCCGTCGATGGATACGTCCACAGAGTGTGGAGCAGCCTCCTTCTGAACCCTGTTAAGTAGTGCCATGGCTACGCCTCAGGAAGACGGAGGCGGGTACCAGCGGGGACCTCATCGGGGTACGGAATCTGAGGATTCACATCGGCCAGTCGCCAGTAGAGAGATGCATCCCCGAGGTGAAGAGCGGCTATCTCTTGCATGGTCTGGCCCTCTGTTGCAATTACCGTGTAGTACCTGCTGGAAGGACGAGACTTACGCTTGGTGACAGCACGACCGGCGCTGTCAGTGGTCTGGGTGTATCTAGAAGAAGGGGATAGTGCCATAAATCTACTCCATTGCTTCCGAAGTGCTTATCTCACCAGTACTACCATCAATTAACCACGCAGCACTCTTATCCGGTGCGAACCTCTCGACACCCTCTTCCCCGAGAGAGTTGAAGGACAGGTTAGCGGTCCTCGTGTGCCACGGATAGTTGTTAGAAATCCCTACACCCGTTCCCGCCCCCATGCCCGACGACGAGGCAAGACCACCACTGATAGTCACAGCACCTTGGGGGGTATAGATGGTATTGGGCATATCGCCAGTGGTACTGCTCCTTGGGTGAATGTACATCAAGCCCGTGTCCAAGAGGTCCCCGTGCTTGTGTTCCATCTTCACCCGTAAGGCCAACCTCATCTGGTACTCAACGTCATACTGAATATCATCGCCCCCTCCGGTGTGTGTCAACGTGAGCGTGTCGGGGCAGGGGTCGTCGTAGAGGGTGGCACCGAAGAAGCCTTTAGCCAACCAGAACCTAGAGTCATCGTCTCCTACAGAACCTCTGTCATCGGTTATCAGGCCCCACCGATTACTGTCGCTCATGATAAGCCAGTCCTCCGCATTGCGCTGGTGGAACTCGATATGTTCAGGACCGTAGAAGAAGTTCTTCTCGTATGGAATGTCCCCGAATACTCCGGGCTTGCCCGGTATTTCCGTGATGGGGAACGCCTTGGTATAGTACGGACCACTTTGACCGTAAGTGTCACTTCCAGTAGAGATCCCTGACCCGCGTTGGAAGTTCGGTTCTGCCCCTACAGCGAACAGGTTTTGCCTCGCTGTGTTGGACCACCCACCGAAGAAGTGATCGGTTTTCACGTAGTCAGACAGATTGCCCCACAGCACATTAAGTTTATCCACGGTGTCAGTCTTCAGACGCGCCCTCAGTGACATTCCCACCCATGACACAATCGACAGATCGGAGAGCAACTCATCCCATTGACCTGCCCGTTCCAAAGCAACCAATCTGTCACCCAATGGGGTGCCTGTGAGTTTACCGAACTGCCAAAACTTGAAGCCACCCCTAAACCTAGCCTCTACGGACCCGGCACCGGTTTTCGTGGCGGACCCATCAATTTCGATCTTATCTTCATCGTCCCCACTGCCTTTGCCTAACTTTGTCTTGGCACCATCGTTATGTTGTCCGATGTGATTGAAACCGGAGAGCATCTTCCACGAGGGGTCCTTTTGGCCCAGATCGAATAGGTCTCTGGCTAGGGTCCCTACATCAGGTACGATCACCTCCACCCCATCCTCTGATACCTCATACTCACTCTGTCCCAGTTCAAGGAAAGTAGTGAACGTAGTATTCTTGCGAGCAAAGCCCTGATAGATGGCGTGCATGGATATATCCACCACTGCCACCGTGGGGATCATCTCTGGAGAGAACTTCTGGTAGGAGACCGTCACACTGTTGACATACCCATCCACCATGAAGTTCTCCGAGAACACTGCCCTAATCGGATTGGGTACCAAGAACGCAGAGTTGTGAGCGTTCGCCCCAATCAGGTCTATGCCCAGTTCGTCGGCCAATGCTTCGAGATCGTTCTCCGACCCTTCGTCTTCTTCTTCGGTTATCGCCCCTGTAGCCACCAACTTGTCATAGCGTGCCTTGGCGTAGTTGACCGCATCTCTGGTGATCCGCTGGCCCGTGATACGGTCCAGCACCATGATGTCAGCGATGACACCGAGGCGCCCAGCCTTCTCGTGGAAGGCCAAGTCATCTAGGGGGGTGTCGTTACTCTCCAGTACCTCGGCCACTCGTCCACTGGAGCGTGTGCCTTCCGCGTTATGGCGTTCTCGTACCTCTGTTTCTCTGTTGAACAGCATCGTCCAGCCAAAGGACATATCACCAATACCGGGCTGGAGCAACTGGGTAGGGGACTGGTTGATCCACAACTGGGTGTCTGTACGTGCGCTTACGGAACGAGTCAACTGGTTAGGATTGAACTGGAAGTGCAACTGGGCACCCAACTGGTGCTCTAACGCCTCTTGCACTGACAACTCCACGTTAGCGGTGGAGTACTCGAACACCTCAGTAAGCAGGCGAAGGTACCCTCGTTGAATATAGTTATCTGTGGGTAGTTGCTTCGGGTAAAACTCAAAGGGAGGGTTCGTGGTGGGTCTTCTACCGAGGTTTGGGAGGAGACTCGGATCAGGCATCAGGACCTCCTAAGAGACCGCACGGCCTCAGCCGTTTCGATCATGTGGATGACCTTCTGGGCCAGACGCTGTGCGTCCGCTGCGTCGTTGCCGCTGCCGTTCAAGTGGATGACCGGAGCGATGGTTACGACAGCGCCCCCTCCCCCATCATCTCCTACACCAGCAGTTACACGAGCGGTATTAGCGGTTTCAATGGTCTTGATGGATTCAGCAATGCCCATGCCCTTAGTCATATGCACATTGCCAGCGGACACACCAGCGGACCTACTGGCCCCGGTGCGGGTATGCGAGACATGACCAGCGGCTGAGGTTGTGGCGGGTTGTGGGTTGGCAGCGTTGTGCGCGGCCTTTGCTCTGGTCATGTCGCTCCCGAAACTGCCTGCGGGAGCGACATGCCACGGCTCACCGTAGGAGTCCCCATGGCGTAGACCAAACCTGTGGGCATTGGCGACGATCCACCCGTACGAAGTCTTGGGCCCCAAGTCCGCTGCCAGACCCACTTCATGCAACGACGAGCCGGGCGGCGCGGCGTAACCCTTCGCCTTACCCACGGCGTTGAGACTGTATGTCTTACCCTCAAATGATCGGTTGCCTTCGGGGTCCTCATCGTGCCTCTCAAGGAACAGTTCCCGCTGTCGCTGCGGGCTTCGGATACCGCTAGTCAAACTAAGCGGTATGCCCTCTTCCTCGGCCGCTCTAGCCATGGCCCTCAGTTGGCCCTTGAACCCTACGTCCATGTCGGGCTCGGTTATCTCAGCAGGGTCACCGATCTTCCCAAGTACGGAACCACCCGCAAACAACGCCGCAGCGGCAGGTTGCAGGGCGGGGACCATCATCCCAATCGACCCCAGCGTCCTCATGGTACCTGAGATACCACGGAGCCACGGATTGTTGGTAACATTAATCTGAGTCCCGATAATACCTGAGAGTTTGTCCTCTAGGCCACCAAATGCGCGGATCAGGGCCTGCGTGTTCTTCTCCAACTGGGCGTAGTTGTCCACCTGCCTGCGGTAGAAGTTCTCGGCCCTGTCCACTTCGGCCATGCTCGTCTTCTCACGCTCTATGGCGTACCCGCCCTCGACGCCCATACGGCGCCGGTCCTGCTCATTGGACGGGTCGTACATACCCTTCCCGCCCTTCTTCTGGTACTGGATGTTCTCCTGAGCGTACTGGAGTACCAAGTTCTGCATATCCACGGGGAGGCCGGTACGAGAAAGGTTGGCCCTAGTCATGGACCCGGGCTGGAATGCCCCCTCCACCATGGACTCACTCGTAAGACCCATCCTCTGAACCGTGGTTCGGATAACGTCCATCGGGTCCCGTGCCTTGCCTCCGGGGCCGTACAGTCCGGTGCCCAGCATCATGGTCATCAGGTTCGATGAGCCCGGCTGGGCCATTGCGGAGATCATCTTCGTGGCGTCCTGTGTGGAGTACCCGAAGCCCGAGGCGACCCTGATACCCTCCACACCAGCGGCCATTGACTCTGGGTTGATGCCCATAGTGGTCTGGAGGTTCATCATTGCGGGGATACCATCGGGACCCAGCATCCTGTCCGTCATGGGCTGGCGCCACTTTGCTTGGTATTGCAGTTGTGTACCGCCGTGCATCTGTCTCATGAGCATGCCGGTTCTATCGGCCTCTAGGGTGTATTCGGCCCTACCCTTAATGTTCTCAGCACTAGCACTTATCAAGCCCGAGACCTGCGCGAGGAACGGAGAGAGTTCACCCTCCTCACCAAGCGCAAAGGAGTCCTTCATAAACTTCCTACCACGGCCGGGTGGCTTTGGTGTCTTAAACTTAGAATTGAGGTCGGCGTTGGTCCCGTAGCCGACATAGCCGGGTGGCGTCGGTTGCGGGTGACCGCCCGCAGCCGTCTGACCGCCACTGGAACCTGTGGTGCTCCACCCGGCTGAAGCGCCTCCCATGGCCCCAGCCACCCCGCCTAGAGCAACCTGAAACTGTTGAGCGGCTGCTAGGGCCGACTTTATCTCAGACTTGAAGGTACCGATGTTGCGGTTTAAGGTACCGAACTCTTTGTTTAGACGGGCAAGACCCGAGGCGTCCACCGTGAACCGCGCCTTGGCAGACAGAAAGGCTTCCCTGTTCTTCTCTATACCGCCAGCGGTGAGATCGTCTTCAGGCGTATCGGGATTGATAAGTTCAGGCATGGGTTACTGATTCCTCCATCTAGCCATGTCCCCCCAGAAGGAGCGTTGCCGAACAGACATTGAGCGTATATCTCCTAGCGTAAATCCCGTATAAGCACTGGCGATTATGTCATAATCCCAGTATACTGTTGTTAAGTTAACCGAATAAAAGGTAGGCCCAGTCTAAGACCATCGTGACCGTCTCGTCACAATGAGCGCACGGGGCTTCCACCTCCTCCAACGTCGGGCCGGGCTGGTTCTCCACTATGGCGCTGACGATGAGCCGCCGGTCCGCTATGGACAGTTCCCGTGCCCACTGCTTCTTTACTACATCCGTACGATCATCGTCCCACACAACACACTGTACGATGATCGCTGTATTCTGAGCAGCCAGAGTATCACCGGACGCTGCGATTGCCTGTGCGTCCTTGCCCGTGGGGTAGCGTACCTGAATGGGCCTGCCGTCACGTAGCGTCACCGGGCGGGTCTTTCGAGGATCGTTTACCGGCTGCTTCACCGGGAAGTCCTTGTCCAGATTGACCAGAACGTCACTGCTTCCTTCGCATGCCGGGCAGGTGACGACGAAGGTCCGCACGTTACCGTACGTAGCCTTAACCACTCCGAGGAACAGCAGATCACGGTCTCCCACGATCAGGTTGTCGAGGACTGAAGGGTCTTCTGATACCCGGAGGGCACCAACGTTCTCAACAGCGCGGCTCAACAGCACGGACGTGTACTCCGCATAGGAGAGGTTCTCTCTAGTGCTGAGTCGCGCAAGTTCTTCCTCGTCTTCCCCGGTCATCTCCCGAACAGTGGCGTTAGTCTGCCACTCCCCGGTATCCACATCCACTACCCCCCTGATGAGTTCGACCGTCGTTGGAGCAGCCTTACCCACCTCAGGGGGCGGTTCTTGTAGTGCCTCTTCTAGGTCTTTGGCCTGCGCGGCCAATTCCAGACTCATGTAAGTCTCCTTATTAGTTGTCTACTTTATTATGACTATCAGCCAGCGCCGGGACTAAGCAGGCCCGTAGTTGACGTTCGCTGCGGCCCCATCACCCTCGAAGTCGTCGTCGCCCTCCCACAGGACAGTGAAGCCCTCGTGGTGCAACTGCAACTGCTGGATCAGCAGGCCGTTGTCGCCAGCGTTGAGGTCGCTCACCGAGTACGAGCCGGGCCAAGCGTTGTACAACTTGATCATCAGACGCAGGGGGAGGTCCGCCTTGGCCTCAGAACTGGGGTCCTGATCGTACACGTAGTTACTGCTGGTGACAGGATGATCAAACACCTTCACCGTGACCGTGCAGCGATAATCAGAACCATCTAAGTTGCTGGATTGGCTTCCATTACCGGAGGAACCGTCTTCAAGTATCCCGCCCTGCCATGCGTGGATGAACTGCTGCCACTTGAACAACTGTGACTGGTTGGCGAACATGCCACGTGCCAGAGACACCGGAGCGAAGTCCGACTGCCCGACCATCTTGTGTGGGTGGGTGTTCATCCCGCCTTCCCGGTAAGGGATGACCTCGTTGGTGACGGCGATACCGGACATCTGGGCAAAGCCCAAATTGTCTAAGCCGTCAGCCAATTTCTCCAGTTCCGTATCTTGTGGGTTGATCAGCACACGGAACTTGAAGTTCCTAAGTGGATCAGTCCTGAGGGTTTGTGAAGTAACTGTCATGTGCTATTCCTCCTTAGAGGGTATCGGTGGCGTTGGCTCCGCCGGTCCATTGGCTGACATTGATAACCACATATTCAGCCGGGTACTGAAGAGCCAGACCCACTTCAACGTGGAGTTCGCCGTTCGAGACTGTGCTTGTGGTGTTGTTGGTGGTGTCGCAGGTCACGTAGAACGCTTGTGCGGACGTGTTGCCCTTAAGGCCCCCCCGTCCCCACAGGCCCCTAAGTTCCTGCTCAACCACGTTCCTTACTCGTGTCCGAAGGTTGACATCGTTGGGCTCAAACACAGCGAAGGCCGTGATGGTCTTCATGCGAGCCTTCACGAAGTTAAGCGTACGGCGGATCGGGATGAACTTATCCGGGGAGGTGAGCGCAAGGGTCCTAGTGCCGTTGACGATGGCCCCTGTGCCCGGGACCAGCCGGATCGGGTTGATGTGTGCGTCGTACAGCGTGCCCTCCTCAGACTCCGTGTAGGTCGCTGCCAAACCGAAGACATTGGCAAGGTCCAGACTGAGGCCAGCCGGTGCCTTGGCAACGGAGTGCATACGCTCTGCCTTCCCGTAGATCGCCATGATCGCTCCGCCCAGAGGGGCGGTACGCAGGGCCGCTGGTCCGGTCTTGGTGGGATCAGACACGGTGGCGGCAGGATAGTACACTGCCCCGTAGCCGCTGTTGGTGTAGGCGCTCGTAGCGGTAACTGCTGCCGATGCCGACAAGGCGGTGGGATCGGGATCAATGACAATGAACCCAGTACCCCTCGTAGACGCATAGGACAAGGCGTAATTAACGTCTGACGATGCCGAGCGTCCCGGCAGGTTGATCACGAGGTCCCCGGTCACCTGATCGAGGTAGTTGAGGGCCGCACTGTAGTCGGCTGCTAGGACGGCCGTTCCGTCAGAGCCTCCCGCCAGATAAGCCGTACCCGTAGTGACCTTAGTGTTTGCGTGCTTGGCTGCCGTGGACACGGCAGACACTGTCAGGTAATCGGAGTAATTGTTGAGCAGGGTCAAGACGTAACGGCTGTGATTGGGATCAAGACTGATCTCCGCCCAACGCTCCTTCTCAGCACCCGCCAACTTGATAATCAGGTTGAAGGTGCCGTACGTGGTAGCCGAAGCAACCTCGACACCAGCGGAGACCTCCACAGTCAGGTCACTACCCCAAGCGCCAGCGTTC